CTTTCAACGCAGGGTACAAGTAAGGTTGCGCTGGCTGACCATACATCTTGTAGAACTCTCCTATTTTTTGAAAATGGTAAGATCCTACGTTGATTTGGTCTTCATGCACATACCAAGGCGTGGACCGATAAGACACGCTCACTTCTGGCGATATGCCTGAATGATTAGCTAGTCCTTTCGGACCTGTTCCAAGTTCGACATAAGCGCCGTGGTCTGAATTCGTGAATATTTCGCTTGATATCTTGTTGCCGTTCACTTTCAACCGGACTCTGATGCTATTTCTCAACTCGCCTTCATTCGCTGGTGCTCTGAGTTTTGCTTCAGGTTGAACGACTGTCTTAGCAGCATGCAAGACCGCTTGGCCTACAAACTCATTAGTCCTTGCTCCGTAGAGCTTACGGCATTTAGCGATTAAGCTATCTGCTCCGATTAAACCTGACACGTTCTAACTCCAATACTTGATGTTGACTATACACTTTCTTTGAGATAACCCGATGTGTGACTTCTGTCTTACTTTCGATACAAACGCCATCTTTGACGTTAATATCTGCATTCTTGCTCGCATTCGCATTCAGGATATCATTCAAGCGTTCACCATATATTTCAGATTGTAGTTTGCTACTTGCAGGCCACAATTCAAGCCTTATTTCTTCAACTGTTTCAGTGTACCCTTCCTTAGCGATTCCCTCATCTGTCACGATTTTCTTGAACCGTTTGAGGTTATAAGGTTTTAGTCTATTCTTTTTCAAAAACATGACCTGCCACCCTCGCTAAACGATGCATCCGAATACGTTGTAAAAGTCCCGTAGACAATCCGTTTTCTCCGTAGGTAACAGATATACCGCCTTCGCTCCTTGACTGCTCTCCCTCGCTTCCTGAACGATTGTAGAGCTCGATTACAAGCTCTGGGATAAGTCTTTTAAGCGCTGGCGTTAGATTGTCTCGATTAGTTTCTGATAAAATGATATTTTCTGCCCGTAAAATCAAAGACGAGAGGACTGCTTCGTCACTCTCGTCTGTCAATGTTTTTAGTTTTCCAAGTTCCATAAGACCTCCTAGTCTAAAGGAGTCGTCTCGTCTCCTTGTGCTTCGGTTTCTTCTTCGTCAATGATTTCAACTACATCTGCGATATCAACCGAGAACCCTTCCTTGAGATTATGCGACAGTTCGTCAAAACGTCCTTCTGTCATCTCAAAGATTTCGTTCTCTTGTCGAACTACATTAGCTTGCCAATCATTGAACGCTTGCTTGACTCTGACTTTCATGGGTCAGACCTCGTTATTTAACCTTCCAGTTAGCTGAGTCAGAATCTGGTTTGTTGGTTGATCCAGTGATGTCTTTGATAGCAATATAGACTTTATCTTCATAAGTCACTGTGTCGCCTTTTTTGTAATCTGAACCAGACTTCCATGCTTTTGCACGGTTCACTGTTTTTCCTTGAGCTGATTCTTTAGAAGCAGGTTTAGCATCTGCAATTGTGATGATGTATTTTTGGAAATGTTCAAGAACATAAGCGCCTGTGTAGAGCAATTGTTCTACCAATTCACCAAAACGACCAGGCACATTGTCATTGTACTTAGTATTGTCAATTTGAATTGGTGATGTAACGACACCTGGGGCAGTAGCAAGGGCGTTAACATTTGGCAAGAATTTAGAAGGTACTTTGTAGACTGTGTAGTCATCCAATTCACCAACGTATCCTTTTCCAAGAACCTTCTTGTCTGCGTCACCTTGTGGCAAGCGTACGATTTCAGACTTGATAGCTTTGTAGAAACTTGGTGTCACAAAGAGCAAGCGTTCTTTAGTGATTCCGAGCTCGTCCAATTTTTCAGAAACATCAAGAACTGCATTGTAAGCGTTGTTTGCGCCTGCTGTTTTGCTCATAACCACATTATCACTTACATTTCCGAGCGCTGCATCAAAACGAAGTTTGTCAAGGTATGGAGCGACTACTTCGGCAGCCTGACGAGCAATCACATACTCAATGTTTACTTGACCATTTGAGTCACGTTCGTCCAACTGGTCAACGAAACGGCCCCAGTATTTTTCTTCTTCAAGAGTGTAGACCTTTTCTTCAACTTCAACGTGGTCAAATTCATTGTCTTTGTTACGTTTGTAGTCCTTAAGCTCGGTTGTGTTACCTGTTGCAACTGTGAATGAGCGACCGTTTAGAGTTACTGCTTCATTTGGTGTTAAGAGTGGTGTTGCGTATGAATTTACCGCAAGGACATCCTCGATAATTCCAAGGTGTTTCTTGCGTGATTCTGCTGTGTTTAATGCTTCAAATGCCATTTATTTTTACCTCATTTTTTTTATTTTCTAGCGCAAAAAGTCCTGTTTCCATTTTTCGGTGACTTCTTGCTGATTTGTTGGCGCAGTCTTGATAGGCGCGCTACCTTTCATTCGGTCAGATACACCTTTCTGGACTGCATCCTCCCAAGTTTTCTGAATGCTTGCAACTGATTCAGTCACGGCTTCAGCGTTTGACAAATCAACCACGGACACTAATTCAACTGGTAAGCCACGTTCACTTAACATTGCTTTAGCTTCTGCGGTCAATTCTTTACGAGCAATCGCCTGTTCACGATTAGCTAGTTCTTGCTCACGCTGATCTAACTGATATTTCTGTTTCTCGTCAGCGTTCATCTTGGCAAGTTTTTTAGCTTCGTTTTCTTTGGCTTCTTGCTCTGATTTCCACTTAGCAAACTTCTTGTTGATGATTTCATCAACTTCTGCATCTGTGTACTTCTTCTCGTCTTGCGGTTGGGTTTCGATAGTAGGTTCTGCAGGTACCTTTTGTTCTTCAACCGTTTCGACTGTTTGTGTTTCTTCGTTCATTACGAACCTCCTATTTTTAAAGTCGTCCCCGACTGTATAATTCCATGGCTTTTTTTGTCATCAATGCTCGGACAATCAAAAAAACCGCCTCAAATTCGACACGGTTTATAGCAATTTACAGTGGTTTATAGCAGTCTGTTCCTGCTAGTCAAGATGTTGGATCACCTCCTAATCTTTAATAGCACGATTTGAAACCTTGGCGTAAACATCCACATAAGTCTCTTTCTTGTCTCCATTATGCGTGATTTCTGCATAATTTCCACAATGCTCGTTTGATGTAATTGTGTTCGTACTAACAAGAGCTTTCCAATTTTGAAGGGTCTTGCTAAACCAAACTACAAAGCAGTCTTCTGCTTTGATTTCACGATCTGATAAGCGCGAAAATTCTTGTGATGCCAATTGTTTTGCTTTTTCTAACATTTCATTCCTCCGTTTTTTCATATGTTTCTGCAAAAATATCAGGCTTGCATGGATAAAACTCGCTTTGAACTCCTTTAATAATGTAGTCACCTTCGGTCGCAATCATCAATCCTTCAAGTGTTTCTATTTTTAAAATTGGATTATCTAGGTCAGCATAATCAATCCGGACTGGATCTAATCCTAATTCTGACAATTTTAAAATTGATTCTTCAGTATCTACGAACTGAACAGCCTCAATTACAATAGGTTTCTTTCTATATTTCATTTCTTCAATCCTTTCTTTATGCCATCAATTATCCCGCTAATTAACGCTGAAATAATAAAGATTAAAAACAAAAATACCAACCACCCAAAAGCGATTGATATCCATTCCCAAATAAACATTAGCTCCTCCTTTCTGAGCACGAAAAAAGCACTTAGATTTTTCTAGGTGCTTAATATTCATAGCCGATTTCTTTTTTCATTTCATCAAAGTCGCGTTTTATTTTTGGATTGATTACATACTCTTCAGCAAGTGGACCATATCCAATACCTTCTGGGGTTGCTAAAATAGCCTTGACGTTACTAACATCTTCTTCAGTGAAATCATCTGAAAAACTCATCCATTTGTAAAAAGAATCTAATAGAATTTCTACAACAAAACCTCTTCGATTTACATCTACAAGAGCGCAGCGACCGTCTGTTAGTGTAACTAGAATGTTGTTACGACTATCATCTATTCCTAATATTTTATTCAACTCGAACAAATTTTTCACCCTCTTTCACGAAAACATCAATCCCATATGACTTCAACGCATTGATTTGATTGTTATTTGGTATTTTATTAGTGAAGTACATACTGGAGATATCCGTCAATCCAACATCCCCATGGAATTGAGCCTCAATATATCTGATTCCTAACGTTTTTGTTAACTCTTCAGGCGTTCTTGCATTTTTATTTTTCAAAAGTTCGACATAATCTTGTAAATAATTTTTGTCAATACTTAAAAGATGAGGCGAATTAGGGTTATCCGCAACTAAATCCTTGTAGACAGCAGGACCCAAACTATTGTTTATAGTGAACGTTGTTCTTGATAACATTTTATCTTTAGAAAAACGAACAATTACATCTCCATATTGCGAAACGCCACCCCAGCTTTTTGAATTGTATAGAAAATCTTCATAAGGGTCTTTATTTCCGAAGTAACCATACTTTTCATAGTCATGTTTCTTCAACCTTTTCCCTTGTAAACCAAAAAGCTGTTCATTTGCTTGGCGACGATACTTCAAGTTTACAGTACCACCGCTTGTTCCTGTTTCGAACTGATTCAAAATTCTAGTTGAATCTATCAGTTTATCTATGTTTTCAGATTTGAAGCGCATAGATAATTCGCTGTTTTCTAAAACATCTTTAATCTTATTGCTGGCCAACTCTATATCTTCAAAAGATAATTGCTTTTCTACGTAATCATTATACCACTTTCTAGCATGATGGTCAAAATTAGAAAGAGTTTTTTGTTTTAAATCTAATCCATTTGAAAACGAATCCATAAAAGCGTTCTTTTGTTCTTTTTCATCTTTGACAACATACTTGCTATACCACTCTTTATAACTCATATCAGCAGGTACGTACTCGACCTTTCCTGTTTCAGGATTTCTAGCCCTGCGTTCTAACTTGCTGTAGTCGATATCATCATCGTGTGCGATGGTTGTAGACCGACACCATGGATGTAAAGGTGGGTAGTTGACACCAGGTACAGCCTTGTCCGTATCGTAAACCTTGTTGTCGTGCTCCTGGCAAATGTGAGACGTGCGCTTGTCTAAGACTGCTACGAATTTATACTTTGTAATCTCGGCATCTTCATAACTGAGCAGTTCCATTTGATTATGGAAGAACGCTGACTCAGTGCGAACCAAGCGCCTAGCTTTGTTTTGACCAACCTCAAAACGTTCAGCGATTGCTTGAGATGTATCTCTTACGCTTCGGCCAGTCATGAGACTTACTAAAAGCTCGTCTTTCACACTTGAAGCGAGCGCCCCAGTATTTGACCATATCCTATCTGAATAGGCTTCTCCTGTCCACTTTAGACCTTGTAGACGTTTGATTTCTGTTTCAGGTAAGTCGGAGAAACTATAAGCGAGCCCTGTCTGTTGTTGTAGGTCGAAGGTAGCCCTATAGTAGCTATCCTTCATCAAGTCGCTATAAAATGAATCTGAGCCTTTCTTCTCAGAATGATAGATAGACTCACGCATCAAATCTAAGTCAGCACTTAACCGTTCAAGTCGCTTCATGCGATAAGCATAAGCTGGACTGTCTAAATCAGCAAGTAATCGTTGGATATTCGGGTCATTCGGTCTGGCTTCGAGAACCTTTCGAAGTTCGTTTAGGTCCTTTTGGCCCTTCACGTTCTTTAAGACATGACGAGCATCACGTTCACTCAAACCATAATCACGCTGAAACTTGTCAAAGATTTTGTTGATTTGTTTGTCTAAATAGGCTTTAGATTGTCTATAAATCTCGTCGAACTTGTCTGCTTGCTTCTCAGCCTTATCCATCTGCTCATAGATGAGATTAGCCTTCCTCTTGGCCCAGTAGTCTTGGTTCTTCATCTGTCACCTCTTCGTCTGGCTTCGTGTTCGTCTGATTAAAGAATGGTACACGTTCCATGTTCTTTTCTTTCTCTTCCTCGAGGTCTTCCAATTCAGCATCAGGATCTTCAACGAATGGCAAGAGAGAAATAAGCTGACGAAGTGACACCTTACCTTCAAGATTATTGATAACCTGTGACAATTCAAGTAAGTTTTTAGGCAATCCACGGCTAAACTGTGGCACGATTGAATGTGCTTCAAGAGCGATCTGCTGCATGCCCAGATAATGAGCAAAGATAGCAATACGTTGACGGATGCCACGCTTGTAGTTCGCTTCTTTGGTCTTAGTAATCATCTCGAGACCTAGCAACTTAAACTCCATGGCTACGCCTGAGCTATTCCCTGCAAAGTTCTCATCTGTCAGATTTGGCACATGGCTAAATGTGTAGATGTCTTCCTTCAGAGCCTTACGCAAGATTTCAGTAGCGTTCTCATCCAGGGCGTTCTTTAAGAAGTCAGCCTTGGCATCTGTTGGCAATTCTAAAAGTCCTTCTTCAGCAAGGATTCTCATTGCTTCTCTGGCGTCTTCCAGGTTGTCAGCTAACTGCGCACCGTACAATACGAGAATAGACTCGACTGCTTGTTCTTTGTCATTGACACGATTACCCATCAACGAGTTATAAGCATCGATTAAGCTAATCTGTTGTTCATAGTCACCAATCGCAAAGTGATTATTTCGGTATTCGATAATCGGAACCTGACCAAGATTGTGAGGTTCTACTTGTTCATCCTGTGTTGTTCCTGCACTTGAATCATGCAGCACAATGTGATAGTGCAGATTTTGAGTAAAGACTTCAGCTTGATACTTAGTAGCATCCTTTGTATCATCCTTTATTTCGTAGTAGTACACTGCAAAGAGAACCTTGCGTTCAATGCTATCATCGTAAACCAGGAATACATTCTCGGGATCTACGCTAGTAGAATCGAGTTCAGTCAGTCCTTCTTTGGCATAGATGTACTCGTAAGCACGTCCGTAGATAGACATGTTCAATGCATTCTGTGTATCAACCTGGTCAATCTCAGCACCATCAAATGCCACAAGCAAAGATTCAATATCGCCTTCAGCAGTATTATTGTACTTAATAGCGTTGCCCATGAAATAACCTGTGGCAGTGTCCGAAATATCTTTCGCATGGTTTGCTACTGTTTTAAAGTTTGGAGCATTCTTATTTCGTCGCTCATGGTTTAAAATAGCAT